CTCTGGATGTCTTACCTCGATAAAGACATGGATGTCATGCGTTATCAAGGTCAGGCTTTCAATTGGATTGGTTTTGACGAACTTACACAATGGAGTACTCCTTACGCTTGGAATTATATGAGATCAAGACTCAGGAGCGCACACTCTGACGAGTTAGGTTTGTATATGAGAGCAACTACCAACCCAGGAGGTGCAGGACATCAGTGGGTTAAGAAGATGTTTATCGACCCTAGTCCAGCTAAAGATCCTTTCTGGGCTACAAACATAGAGTCAGGCGATACATTAATATACCCTAAAGGTCACAGCCGCGAAGGACAGCCTTTATTTAAACGTAGGTTTATACCTGCTAGTTTGTTTGATAATCCTTACTTGTCAGAGGGTGGTGACTACGAAGCGATGCTTCTATCTCTACCTGAACATCAACGTAAGCAACTACTAGAAGGTAACTGGGATGTAAACGAAGGTGCAGCATTCCCTGAGTTTAACCGTAACATACACGTAGTAGATCCGTACACTATACCTAAGAGTTGGACTAGATTTAGAGCGTGTGACTACGGATACGGTAGCTGGACTGGTGTAGTATGGATAGCTGTAACTCCAGCAGAACAGTTAGTAGTATACAGAGAAATGTATGTTACTAAAGTTACAGCTACAGATTTAGCTGACATGATACTTGACGTAGAACAAGAAGATGGTACAATTAGATATGGTGTGTTAGACTCTTCACTGTGGCACAACAGAGGCGACACAGGACCTAGTTTAGCTGAACAGATGAACATGAAGGGTTGCAGATGGCGACCATCCGACAGAAGTAAAGGCTCTCGTGTATCAGGTAAAAACGAAATACATAGAAGGCTACAGGTAGACGAGTTTACAGAAGAACCAAGGTTAGTGTTTTTTTCTAGTTGTACTAATACAATAGCGCAAGTACCTAGTTTACCTTTAGACAAACGTAATCCTGAAGATGTAGATACACACGCAGAAGACCACTTATACGATGCCTTACGATATGGTGTTATGACAAGACCAAGAAGTTCATTATGGGATTTTAATCCTGCTACACAACGCTCTGGCTTTCAAGCGTCAGATACAACATTTGGATATTAACATATGGCTGAAGATGATCTAGAATACAACATTGAATCTGACGAGTCTTCCTTTATAGATGACGCTAAAAAAACGGAAGATAATGTAGACCCGTCAGTAGGTAGAATAGCTAATTTTGTTGAGGGTAAGTTTAGTAAAGCAGAAGACGCTAGACAAAATGATGAGACACGTTGGTTACAAGCTTACAGAAACTACAGAGGTTTGTATGGCCCTGATGTACAGTTTACTGACACAGAACGTTCTCGTGTATTCGTTAAAGTAACTAAAACTAAAACACTTGCAGCATACGGGCAAGTCATTGACGTGTTGTTCGGTAATAATAAATTTCCTCTTAGTGTAGACCCTACTACCTTACCTGAAGGTGTAGCTGATACAGTGCATTTTGATGCAGATCCTAAAGCAGAACAAGGCATAGAGGAGATAAAAGAAGCATTTAATAGACCTACTTTCTCGCCTGATAATACACTAGAACCAGGTGACACAATTAATTCTATTAAAGACAGATTAGGTGCATTACAAAATAAGTTAGAACCCGTAGAAGAAAAACTTGTTGAAGGTCCAGGTACTACACCTACAAGTATTACTTTTCATCCTGCGTTAGTTGCAGCTAAGAAAATGCAGAAAAAAATACACGACCAGCTAGAAGAGTCTGGTGCTAACAAACAATTAAGGTTAGCAGCATTTGAGTTAGCTCTATTTGGTACGGGTATAATGAAAGGTCCGTTTGCTGTATCTAAAGAATACGCTAACTGGGATGAAGGTGGTGAATATAATCCTACAATTAAAACTGTACCTTCAACTAGCAACGTATCTATATGGAACTTCTACCCTGATCCTGATGCAGCTAACATGGATGAAGCTGAATATGTAGTAGAACGACATAAGATGTCTCGATCACAGATGAGAGCATTAAAAGATAGACCCTTCTTCCGTAAAAACGCTATAGATATGTCTTTAAACATGGGTGAGTCCTACACTAAAAAGTGGTGGGAACAAACTATGGAAGAAGCAGAACACGGCTCACAAGCTGAACGCTACGAAGTACTAGAGTTCTGGGGTTTTGTAGATAGAGAGATATTAGAAGAACACGAAATAGATATACCTAAAGAGCTAAAAGACGCAGAGCAACTAAACGTAAACATATGGATATGTAACAACGAAGTACTGCGTTTAGTTATGAACCCATTCAAGCCTTCCTATATTCCGTACTACGCTGTGCCGTATGAAGTATCACCTTATAGTTTCTTCGGTGTAGGCATAGCTGAAAACATGGATGACACACAGACCTTGATGAATGGCTTCATGCGTATGGCTATTGATAATGCTGCGTTGTCAGGTAACTTAATTATAGAAGTAGACGAGACTAACTTAGTACCTGGGCAAGACCTAAGTGTGTATCCAGGAAAGACGTTTCGTAGGCAAGGTGGTGCGCCAGGACAAGCCATCTTCGGCACTAAGTTCCCTAATGTAGCCCAAGAAAATATGCAACTATTTGATAAAGCAAGGGTGTTAGCCGATGAAAGTACAGGGTTCCCGTCTTTCGCGCATGGGCAAACAGGTGTCTCTGGAGTGGGGAGAACTGCTTCTGGGATTTCTATGCTTATGTCTGCAGCTAATGGTTCTATACGAACTGTTATAAAGAACGTAGATGACTACTTGATTAACCCATTAGGTAAAGCATTCTTTAACTTTAATATGCAGTTCGATTATGATCCAGAAATAAAGGGTGACTTAGACGTTAAAGCGCAAGGTACTGAATCATTGATGGCTAACGAAGTACGTAGTCAACGATTGATGCAGTTCTTACAGGTAGCACAGAACCCGATACTAGCTCCTTTCGCTAAGATGGATTACATTATACGTGAAATAGCTGTTAGTATGGACTTAGATCCAGATAAAGTAACTAACTCTTTACAAGACGCAGCTATACAAGCTGAAATACTTAAAGGCTTTCAAGCACCTCCAGAACCTGCTGGAGTACCTCCTCAAGCAGGAGTACCTCCTACTCCTAATCCTGCTGGTGGAAGCGCACCTGCTGCAGGTCCTGCTCCTCAAGCTACTACTGATATGACAGGCGGTGGAGGTTCTAATATAGGAATAGGAAGTGCAGCAGCACCAGGTGAACAAGGCTTTAGTGGGAACGTACAATAATGGGTCAACTAGCTAGACAATTCGCTAATGGTTTTAGAGATATACTATTAGGCGTTAAGGGTAAGGATATAGGTAAAAATGACTTAGATGCTCCTATTGATTTTGGAGAAGTTAATCCTTTATTTAAAACTACAGTTTCTTCAGAAGGAGAAGATAGACTTATTAAAGAAGGGCAGATACTAGATCCCTATACTGCTGAAGATAGAATGCGATATCCTATAGCTGAAGGTTTTCCTGTTAAAGATGAATATAATTTTGACAGTAATTTTGAACCTAGGTTTTATAGTGGTTCTAAAAGTGAAATACAAACTAAAGAAGAAGTTTTTTCAGAAAGTACAGGAGACATTACTTACGACTTTCAGAGATTTGAACCCGAAGCAGATAATCCTTATTTTAAACCTGTTGTAAATAATCCTAGAACAGGACCAAGAGGAGATGATCTTACTATACGTAGGTCTGAGACTGCCATCCCTGAATCTGCATCTACAGAGTTGATGCCTTTTTATAGTACTATAGAGTCTTCTTTACGTTCCTTAAATATAAAAAATACAGGAATGTTAGGTAAACAAATTAAACAAAAATTAAACAAAGTAAAAAATTATAACGAAGAAGAAGCAGCGTTTATAGGTTTTAACTTAGATGACAACACTACATATACTAATAAAGACCTTAATAAATTATTAGAAGATAAAGGTATTATAGTTACAGCTAATATTAAAACTAAATCTGACACTTTAAACAGATTAAAAAAAGAAAATGCTTCTGTTAATACTATTTATGATAAAGATAAGGATTGGTCGTATTCTCAAACACAACGACAAAACATTAAAAATGTTATAAATGATGAAGACTTAGCACAAAAATATCCTGATAACCCTTCTGATAGTTTTGAATTATCTATAAATGTTAATCCTGTTTTTGTTAAGGGTAGCGATACGTATGAGGGAAGAGCTAATTTTATAGATAAAAATATAGGACTAACTCATTCTATAAATAAAGAAGCAGGTCCGACTTTAGCTCACGCTAGAGGAGATGTTTACACTACACATGATGGTATTAAAGAAATTCTCATGTCAGAGTTTCAAACTGATGCTATGCGTGACTTAAAAGGTCCTAATGCATTAGGTTATAATAATAGACCTAAAAAACCTAACTACTCAGATGAATACTTTGAGAAAGAAGCTCATTCAGTTAGAGAAGGAGAGATACTTAGTGATGCTCTTATGCTATCTAATTTTAATAAAAGAAATAAAGCTGAAAGCGCACTAGACGCTTTAGATAGAAATTATGCTGAACAGTCAAGAAGAGGTAGAATAAGTCCTGAAGAACAAGCTGAACTTGACACTCGAACTTCTTTTATGGTTAAGCAACCTTATTACGGAGAATACAGTGATTTAACACCGTCAGAGGTTTTGTTTTTAAGAAATGAAAGCCCTAAAGATGCAGTAAAAATAGAGTATTTATATCTGTCAGAACAAAATTGGATGAACGAGATAGGATTAAAAGGTCCATATGGAAACACAAGATCTGATAGAGGGTTTGAATTAATTGATCAAGCAAATGATTCAATATCTGGACAATTTATGCTTGTGGATAAACCCGATCTTCGAGACGAACAATTAGATACTATAAATAATTTTTTATATAAGACCACTCCTAAGTTTGCAAAAGATATTAAATACAAGGATGGATCTATTTTTGCATATAAAGGTGATGCAGTTTCAACAAAACAATTAGACAAAATAGTAGATGAAGAACTTACTAAAAACATTGAGATTTCTTTCTTTGAATTTGATAAAAATACTTCGTTTAATATGAGTAAAGACTTTCCCTTTAAATATTTACTTAAAGCTGCAGACCCTAAGTATAAACACACTAGAAAAATAAAAACTATTTCTTTAGAGCCTATAAAAGGACAAAAACAAGGACCGCTTGATAAAAGACAACTATTAAAGAACGTTAAAGTAAAAAACCCTGGTTTTGTAGAAAGAAAATTACCTATACCTACAGGTAGATATTCTGCACCTGAAAGGTACTTAGAAAAACTTCTACAATCTATAATTGTATATGCAAAACGAGAAGGCATAGACACTATACGTATTCCTGCACCTTTTGACATAGGTAAAGAAAGAGGGATAGATTTCTTAAAAGGTTCAGTTCTTAAAGATAACTATATAATAAGTATGGATAGAGCATTAAAAAATATAACTACAGAAGAACCTAAAATAAAAGTAAAACGTACACAAAGAGAAAATCCCTATAAAGGAAGACGTGAAGACTGGGAAAATGATCAAGAAGTTGAAGTAGATTTTGCTGATATCCTTCTTGATGATGAAGGTCCTCTTGATGAAGATTTTATTCCTAATGTTGAAAATGCAGATGATCTTGCAGGAGCAGGTATCTTTCAAGATGCAGATAGAGAAACAGTAGATTTAGCTACTGGTAATGTAACTCGTATAGGTCAATATAAACCAGGACCAGAAGAAGAAATATGGGATGCTTCAAAACCTAGATTTAAAGAAATAATAACTATAGACATTAAAGGTTTAAAGTTAGATAATATAGAAGGTTTAAAAGGTAGGTACGCTAAGGGTGGTTTAGTTACAGCACCCAACAACGGATTAATGAGTAGGTAATGACAGGAAGTTATGTGGAACATATAATATCAATTAAAAAAATAACTAACGATAAAACCGTATGGGATGCTTTTTGTAAAGTATTAGATGAAAAAATAAATCAAGTACACGTTAAAATGGAGCAAGTGCAAGGTGAAGCAGATATCTATAGGTGTCAAGGTGAGGTAACAGCTTTACGTAAATTAAAATATTTAAGGGATGAGATAAATGGCAGTAAATGATCAAATGGAGATGGCTCTATCTGAGTCAGGAAGACAAGACCCAGTAAGCGGTAATGATGTACCAATGGGATCTCTGCCAGAAGAAGTAAGAGATGATGTACCAGCTATGCTGAGTGAAGGAGAATATGTAGTACCTGCTGATGTATTACGATTCTACGGGTTAAAGTTTTTTGAAGATCTTAGAGAGAACGCTAAGATGGAAATAGCTAAAATGGCAGATGAAGGTCGCATAGGTGGAGAACCTGTTGCTGGACCTGGCCCTACTGCACCAACCCCAGATCAACCTAATGGTTTAGATCTATCACCAGATGATATGCAGCAGTTAGAATCTGTGCTACAAGCTAGTGAGGGTGGTGCAGTAGGTTTTAACGTAGGTGGTCTAGAACAAGGTTTAGATCAAAGTGAGCAAGGCGGTGCAGTAACACAGAAGGCCTCTATGAATATGGAAGATGACGCTAAAACAGATCAACTAATAGATCGTATCATGGGTGCAGTGCAGAAGAATCCTTCCTTACAACAAAAGTTAGCCGATAAAGGTGTAGGATTTATGGAAGGTGGCGTAGTTCAAGGATACGCTCACGGAGGAGATCACTCTAAAGATAATTATAGTGCTGATGATTGGTTATCTATGATGCAACAACAACAGCTAAACGAGGCTTTTAATCCTTATGCTTTCTTAACTCCAGGAACAGGAGGAGGCTACGGTAGTTCGTCTTTTAAAACAGCGGATACTATACAAAAAGGAGCTGCACCTACAGAAGCAGTAAAAAAGAAAATACCAAAAGAACAACCCGATGGACCAGATGATGTTCCAATGACACCTACTTTTAGTAAAATGTCATTAGAGCAACAACAAGATTACATGAGTAAAGCTAATGATATGATTAATTATACAGGTCCTTTTTCTTGGGCTGTTAATGCATTAGGAAGATTTAATAAACAACACGCTGATAAACATAATGAAAAAACAAAAGCATATCAACAAGCTACAATAGCTAAAGCAAAAGCAGACCCTGATAGTCAATATACAGGGGATGGCTATTCACTTGATGGCACTCCTGGTTATGGATCTGCTCAAGGTGCAGCAAACGCTGCAGCCGCAGGTATAGATGATGGTACGGAGGGTTCAGGTTTCACGGGGCCTATGAATAAAGGTGGTTTTATCTCACGCAGAAAGAAAACATAATATTGACACAGTAATACAAATAAGGCAAAATAACAACTAGGCTACTCCGTAAAATTACGGACCCCATATAACAAAAGGAAATACAATTATGCCAGAGCCAGAAGCAGTAGTAAAACCTAAAACAGCAGGTTTCGTAGATAGCAAACACAATAACGCTAATAAGAGACGCATCGAAGAAGAGCAAGCTGAATTAGATAAACTTACAGCAGCACCAGAAGAAGAAGCTTCTACAGAAGAACCCGTAGAAGAAAAAGTAGAAGTTAAAAAGGAAGAAAACCTTAGCCCAGAAGAAAAAACTTACAAGAAAAGACACACAGATGCTCGTAAGTATATAAACGAACAAGACGCTAAGATAAAAGCTCTAGAAGAACGCCTCAATAACCCTGACCTAGCAGCAGATATTAGACCACCTAAGTCAGACGAAGATATAGGTGCATGGGCAGAGAAGTACCCCGATGTAGCTGCAATAGTTGAAACTATAGCTGAAAAGAAAGCGCAAGAAAAGTTTAGTCAAGCAGAAGATAGACTACAACGTATAGACGAGATAAACGCTGAAGCTCAAAGAACTAAAGCTGAAAATGAAATACGTAAGTCTCATTCTGATTTTGATGAACTAAAAGACAGTGATGCGTTTCATGATTGGGCAGACGTACAACCTAAATGGGTTAAAGATGCCTTATACAAAAACTCAGACGATGCAATGTCTGTAGTAAGAGTAATAGATTTGTATAAAGTAGATAACGGCATAGACACTAAAGGTAAAAAAGCATCAACTAAAGAAGCAGCGTCTGTAGTAGTACCTAAACGTAATTCAGCTAATCCTGATCAAGACTCATCTAAACCTAAGTACACAGAATCTATGGTTGACAAAATGTCTATGGAAGAATACGAAAAGCATCAGGATGCTATACTTCAAGCGTCTAGAGATAACCCTAACTTTTACGATATTACGGGAGCAGCCCGTTAAATTAATTTAGTTATTGACATTGTGTTTTATTTGTATATAACTATACGAGATAAGTAACCAATAACTTTAAGACCCTTCAGATATGTAGCTACTCTTAAAGTTAGGTTATTTATAAACCCCAAGCCTATACTACTTACTAAGACTACCTGATAAGTATAAGCCCGTTAATTTTAGCTAGGCATAGTTACAGTTAATGCACCTTAGAAAACATCAGCCTCTTCGCTAAGTGTTACGCTTTTAACTCAAGCCAAACATCTTAATGGAGGATTTTATTATGGCTTTCACAACCGCAGCAGGTTATGGCAACTTACCGAATGGTAATTTTAGTGCTATAATCTATTCAAAAAAAGTACAGCTTGCATTCCGCAAGAGTACTGTTGTGGGCGATATAACTAACTCAGATTATTTTGGAGAAATTAGTGGTCAGGGCGACACAGTCAAGATCATTAAGGAGCCAGAAATTTCGGTTAGTTCTTATGCCCGTGGCACAACTGTTCAAGCGCAAGATCTTGATGATGAAGACTTCTCACTTGTAGTCGATAAAGCAAATTACTTTGCATTTAAAATGGACGACATTGAAGAAGCACATTCACACATTAACTTCATGCAACTTGCAACAGATCGTGCTGCATATCGTTTATCTGATCAATACGACCAAGAAGTACTTGGTTATTTGGCAGGTTACAAACAGTCATCACTTAGTTCATCTGCCGATGCGGTAAATGCAACTACTAATGGTACTGTTGCAGTAGCTACTGCTGGCACAGACGAATTGTTGTCCAGTATGAAGCTAAATAAAGGTTCTTTTGGTAACATTACTACAAGTTCCGCAGGGTCGCACTCTATTCCGATTGCTGCTCGTCTACCTGGTGCAACTGCACTACCAACAGCGACTGCTTCACCTCTTATGGTAATAGCTCGTATGGCTCGTTTGCTTGATCAACAACAAGTTGATACAGCAGGTCGTTGGTTAGTCATTGACCCAGTATTCATGGAAATCTTACGAGATGAGGATTCACGTCTTCATAACGCTGATTTCGGTGCGTCAGGAAGTATACGTAATGGTTTAGCAGTCAGCAATTTAGGCGGCTTCCGTGTATATGTTTCTAGTAACCTACCATCCGTTGGCACAGGTCCAGGTACTACAGGTACTGCAAACCAACTCGCTAACTTTGGTGTAATCGTAGCTGGACACGACTCAGCTATAGCAACCGCAGAACAGATCAATAAAACAGAAACCTATCGAGATCCTGATAGTTTTGCTGATATTGTTCGTGGGATGCATTTGTACGGCAGAAAGATACTTCGTCCTGAAGCTATCACTGTTGCACAGTACAACGCAGCGTAAGGGAGGACTGACAAATGGCTACATATTCATCAAGTTTACAAGCGGTTCACAGACCTTCTGCTCCTGCTCCATACTTAGTAAGTAATACTATTGATATTGCTGTAGAAAACACAAATAACGCTGCGGCATTAGCTGCAGACGATATTTTGCAAATCTTCACAATACCAACAGATACTCTTATTATGGCTGCAGGTTACGAAATTGAGGCTCTATTGACTGGAGAATCAAACGACACAACATTCAACTTAGGTATTACTACTGCCTCTACAGGTGGTATTGCTGCTGATGTTGATGAGTTCGTTGCAGCAATGGACACAGACGCTATGGCGGTTGGTTCCTATGCTACTATGATTCCTGGTGTGTTCCCGAACCTCACTGGTTCCACGGCAACAACAATGGATCTAGAACTTCAAGCAGCAACTACAGCACCGACAGGTGGTAAGATTCGGGTATGGATGGTTCTTATGAACATAGATAATCCTGGAGATTACGATGCTAATGAAGTTGATAGAGATCTATTAGCTTAAATTACTATAATGAGGGGGCAGGGCAACTTGCCCCTTCTACTACATAGGAGCTATTATGGCTGAGACATATCTCACACTAACTAATAAAGTTATAACTAAATTAAATGAAGTTGTATTAACTTCTTCTAACTTTACCTCAGCTAGAGGTATGCAAGTACAAGCTCAGAATGCTGTTAATGAAGCTATACGCTACATAAATCAAAGAGAATATAATTATCCATTTAATCATGCACTTGCCACACAGACACTAACAGCAGGTGTAGTATCTTACGCACTACCTACTTCTACTAAGACAGTAGACTACAATACATTTAGAGTAGCTAAAGACTCAGACTTAGGTAGCTCAGGTGGTAAACTAAAGATACTAAACTATAATGATTACATTGATAAGTATATCTCACAAGAAGATGAAATAGAAACTACTACGTTAAGTACATCGCACACTGACTCTGTAACTACTATCACCGTAGCTAGTACATCAGGTTTTTCAGCATCGGGTAGTTTGTATATAGGTAACGAGATTGTATCTTATACAGCTATAGGTTCGTCTACTACGTTTACAGGTGTAACCCGTGCTACGTCTGCTACTACAGCGGCTGCTCACGATAGTGGTGTTACTGTAGCTCAGTTTGACGGTGGTGGTTTACCTCAGTACGTAGTTAGAAAGCCAGACAATAATTACTTATTATATCCACACCCTACAAAGTCATATCAAATAAAGTTCGACTATTTTACTTTTCCTGCAGATCTAGCGGCTCACAGTGACACTACTACTATACCCGATAGGTTTTCTTACGTTATTGTTGCAGGAGCTACAGCTTTCGTTTATCAATACAGAGGTGAGGTTGCTCAATACCAATTAAACATGGAGTTGTTTAACGATGGTATTAAAAGTATGCAATCACTACTAGTTAATAGATTTGAGTATTTACGCTCAACATACCCATTAGGAACGTCTTCAGTTGCAAGACCTAACGCTTTAAGAGTATCTTAATATGCCAGATAGTTCACAGGTAGAACCAGCCTCCTTTAACTGTGAGGGTGGTCTTATACTAAATCGTTCTACGTTTATGATGCAACCAGGAGAGGCATTAGAACTAGAGAACTTTGAACCAGACATTCAGGGTGGCTACAGACGTATTAGTGGTTTTAAAAAGTTCGTTAATCAAGTTGTACCTTTTACAACAGCTAACTCAGAAAAAGTGTTAATGGTAGCTGCTTTTAGTGATAATGTATTAGCTGCTCGCGGTGAAAAGATATGGAGTTCCGCTAGTAATGTATTAGGATCAAGTATAGCTGCTAATACAGCGATGACAGGTTCAGGTACTATTAATGTAGATTCTACTACAGGGTTTAGTTCTAGTGGTACACTACAGGTTAACAGTGAGTTTTTTACTTATACAGGTATTACAGCTACTACATTTACGGGAGTAACTCGCGCTACATCTTCTACTACAGCAGCAGCACACGCTAAAAGTGATATAATTTCCGAAGACTGGACTGTAAGAGATACAGGAAGAACAAACGCAGGTAAGTATAAGTTTGAGCGTTTTAACTTTGATGGCAACGATAAAATAGTTGTAGTTGATGGTGACAACCCTCCAACAGTATTTAATACTTCTTTAGCTGCAACAGATATAAGTGAGAGTTCTGTATCTAATGCTAAGTTTGTCATATCTTTTAAGCAACATATGTTTTACGCTGGTATGTCAGCTACACCACAAGAACTAGTATTTAGTCAACCTTTTGATGAGGATGCCTTTAACAGTGGTAGCGGTGCAGGTAGCATTAAAATAGATGATACTATAACAGGTATAAAATCTTTCCGTGATGCATTGTATATATTCTGTGAAAACAGGATCTTCGCATTGACTGGAACATCGTCAGCTAATTTTGCTGTAACTCCAGTTACACGTAACATTGGTTGCATAAACGGTGACACAATACAAGAGTTTGCTGGTAACTTAATATTTCTTGGTCCTGACGGATTACGAACAGTAGCTGGTACTGCTAACATTGGTGACGTTGACTTAGGTACAATAAGTACAAACGTACAGTCTTTGTTTGACGAGAATATAGCTGACTCAACTTTATTTGACAGTGTAGTTGTAGCAGACAAAACACAATACAGAATATTCTTTACTAAAGACGGAAGAACAGAATCAGCTACTAAAGGTATAATCTGTGTTAAAAGAGATAACAAATACGAGTTTTCTGAAATAAGAGGTTTAAAACCTTCTGCAACAGATGACTTAATTACTACAGGTGATGTAAAAGTTCTTCATGGTGGGTTTAACGGTTACGTATACAGACAAGAACTAGGGAATGACTTTGACGGTACTACTATATTTGGTAAGTATCGTAGTCCAGACTTAACGTTTCAAGATCCAGGTATTAGAAAACATATGCAACGAGTTATTGTTAACTATAAACCCGAAGCAGCAATAGATGCTGATCTCTTTATAAGATATGACTACGAAGACCCAGAGTCAGCTAGACCTGCAGCATATCCTTTAGATTCGACTGATGTTGTTGCTATATACGGAACTTCATCTTATGGCGCACCTACTTACGGTGGTGTATCACAACCTCTAGTTAGGCAATCCGTTGAGGGTTCAGGGTTTGCTGTAGCTTTACGTGTTAATGATGGCGGTAATACAGCCCCTTATTCACTTAAAGGATTTCAATTAGAGTATCAAACAGGAGCAAGAAGATAAATGGGTGCTACTTACACAAGGCAATCGTCTTACACTGACGGAGATACGATTACCGCAGACCACACTAATAACGAGTTTGACCAGCTACTAGCTGCTTTTGCTGCAAGCTCAGGACACACACACGATGGTACAACCGCAGAAGGCGGTCCTATAACTAAGTTATTAGGTACAACTATTACTATAGGTGATGGAACATCAGGACAAAACATTGTAGTAACGTATGACGGTGAATCTAATGACGGTGTAATGTCGTGGATGGAAGACGAAGACTACTTTGAGTTCTCTGATGACATACTCGTAGCTTCTACAGAAAAACTACAGTTTCGTGATACAGCAATATACATTAACTCTTCAGCAGATGGGCAGCTAGATCTTGTAGCTGACACAGAAATACAGATAGCAGCTACTACTATAGACATGAATGGTGCTGCTGATATATCTGGCAACCTAGCAGTAGGTGGTAACTTAACAGTAGCAGGTAATGCGACAGTTACAGGTACTACCACATTTAATGGTGGCACACTTACGTTAGGCGACAGTGCGTCAGACAATGTTGTGTTTGGTGCAGATGTAGACTCACACATTATACCTGACGATGACAATACGTATGATTTAGGTAGCTCCAGTCAAGAATGGCGTGACATTTTTATA